GTCGTAAAACTCGAGCAGATCTTTTGCACTGTGCAACAGACATCATACGATGACATCCGAAACAGGAAGTGTGATTATCAACAGTGTAACTGGTGCCCCTAAGGAAAGAGGACATCGATCGGACCTTTGCGGAGCCTGTAAGGCAGGCTGCTGCAACCAATCGAACCGTCCCGCCACGTCTGGACAACGTGGAAGTACTGGTACCAGTCTATATGCAGGTGGGACCCTGCCGGAGAACACTGAACTCTCCGCCGGCGATAAGATGTCGCCGGGTGTTAATGCCTCAGTAGACGCGTCTGATCGAACGCGTGGTTTACTGCGTGGATTCTTATTGATCTTGAATCACCACGATGCCCCGAAAGAAGTCGTTGACTCTTTCAAGACACAAGCTATTGCCTACCTTACCTATGTGGATGGTAAATCGGATGGATCTAAAAATCTGGTTTCCGAGGCAATCTTCTTCAAACGAGCGAAGTACCTAACTGTTCGCCCGATGGCTGACTATTTGAAATGTGAAAACATGCCGAAAGTCCCAGACCTGGATTGGAATCCGTCTGGCCACTACAAAAAGTGGAGCCGCACACGTTTGCATGCGTTTACACGACGTAATACGCACCTCTGGTATTCTTTTCTGCAAGCCAAGCGAGCAGCGTTGCCACTTTCGGACGAATTGGTGTTAACCACGTACGAAGAGCATAGAATTGCTATGAGTCTGGAAGACCCCATAGATGAGGATACCCTGCAAAAGGTGATGAAGGAACTTGAACCTGTCTTGTCGAAAATTGAGAAGACGCTAGTTTCCAACTATAAAGGGAAACTCTTGACCCACGAGGACCATATGGAATATGGCGGTGGGCTGGTTCGGGAGACACGACGTGTAGCTAGTACACGTGCGTGTTTTGAAGCCTCTAGGGCAAAAGGAGGGCAACTGGGCTACTTACGCCAGCTGTCACCCACCCTAAGCTCCATGGACCCCAAGAATCCTACCAACAATAGGACTCTGCCTGACCTCAAGCGCATGAGTTTCTACCCAATGGCTGTTGTTGGAGGCCGCGTTCGTACGAACGTGGTGATCGAAGAGTATTGGTACCCATCCGGCGAAGTCGCCTGGACTGATTCAATCATGCAGGAGGCTGTGAAATTCGTGGGAGGTGTACGCCTCAGAGCCACAATTCAGGCCGTTCTGGAGCCACTCAAGGTTCGTGTTATCTCCAAAGGTAATGCGGTCCCATACTATCTTAGCAAGCCTCTCCAGGTTGCTCTTCATGATATTATGAGGAAGATGCCTTGTTTCCGGCTGATTGGTCGACCATTGTGTCCGACCGATCTCTACGATCTTGCTCAGAACCGGAGCATTCTTGGTCACGGTCGATATGAATGGTTTTCTATCGACTACAGTGCCGCTACAGACAAGCTTTCCGCTAGTCTGTCTTCAGCCATCATGCATCGTTTGTTGGAACGGCAAGATGAGACTATCCGAGAGATGTGGTTGTCGGTGTTAGCACCACACTACTGTAAGTATCCATTCCCTTATGGTCTGACGGTTAAACCGATTCAGCAGAAGAATGGACAGTTGATGGGTTCGATTCTCTCGTTTCCCATACTGTGTCTGGCGAATCTAGGTCTGTACCTGGCGAATATCGCAGACGATACTCGACCCCTCAAGGATAAGTTGGCTGGTGTCCTCGTCAATGGCGACGACATGCTTTATGTTGCTAAGCATTCCATGTGGAATTCACACGTGGCCATAGGTAACAAGGTCGGGCTCACCATGAGTCCCGGCAAAGCATATGCGCATTCAGTTTACGCTAATGCAAACTCTGCGTGCTTTCACTACAACCTGTATGATGATCGCGCGACCCCCTTTTCCATTCCTTTTTTGAATAGTGGACTCTACTTTGGACAAAACAAAGTCCTGGGGGGGGATGATCACGATGTTACTCAAAGTAAGACATCGGTCATCCAGAGGCTCGTTGATGGAGCACGGCCCGGAAGGGCGTGTGACATCTTGGCGGGGTATATCAACCGCCACCGGGCTGCAATAGACAATGAATGCCGTGGTCGCAACCTCTTTATTCCCCAATCTCTTGGAGGAATGGGCCAAACCCCTCCATATGGTTGGAGGGTCACTATGACTGTCGAGCAACAGTATAGAGCCCATCAGCTGTATGATCGTGAACCTTACGGTCACCTGGGTGGAAACCCGATGCCAGCTGGGGAGGTACCTGAAGGACCTCAGATACTTCGTGCGCCATGGTTGGTCGCGAAGGCTGAAGTGGAGCCTTACCACGCCTCTCGTACTTGGAAGTCAAAATACGAGGGAAAGAGAATCCTATCCAAGCAGAATTGCTTGCTGCCGTTTCAGACGTGCAGACTGCGACGAGACCATGCTCGTTCGGGTGAGGGATTTAGGGGCAGATCCGGGAATCCATTCGTTTCGAATTTCTGGATTGACGCCGCTGTGGAAGACTTCGAGTGGGAAATTCGAAATACTTCTTCGCCTAACCATCAGGAGGCAGGTCCATGGACCAAGCTCGGTAACGACTTGGGGTTCATCCTGGACTGGGAGGAGGTGTTTTGAATGAATTGGTCATTCACGTCGTTCGGAAGATCGACGTTAACTAGACTTCCCGTGATGTGAATTCCTGGTTCACATCCCGACACTTGGGTTACATTACGTAAACTGTCCAAAATCGGTTATGATACGAAACATCGAATCAAGATGCGGAGACATGAGACGATGAGCTGCTTGCAGTTCTCGGAAGAACGCCGTGCCAAGGATACCTACAATACAGACTAGACTGTAGGGTGTCCGTAGTGCCTAGAGACTGGACGGACAGGGCAATCACTTAACGCGGGTCGAAACCTGGGCGGAAAGTGTCCACTCGAATCTGAGTAGAGTGGATAACATCGAGATCTATAAGGTCTTACAGAGGTGATGCTATAGTGTGACGAACAGTCCCCTTTTTGTACTGAGGGGCCCCG